GTCTTTGTAGGCGAGAGGACCAACCTTTAGAACGTAGCCGACTTGCGTCGAAACGTGCTGTTGCTCCATCATTTGATCAGGTAGATAGATTCCACCTTCAGTTTGACCTTTGCCACGGTATGGAAGAATTAATATTCTCCAGCCAGTAGGTGAAGGCAATCTTTCTAAAAGGCTTTCGCCAATGTTTTCTGGTCGCAAAAAAGGTTTTTCTGCGTAAGCATCTTGAAGGGTTTCTGCATCTTTCGGGGTTTCTGCATCTTTTGTAACAGCCTCGGTTGCCTGTTCTTTTTCCGATTCTAACTGGAAAGCGGCACTCGGGGCGGCTGAAAGATCAATTTTTGAATCAGTCATTACTGCGCTCCTGTTTGTCTAGCAGGTGTTTTAGTTCCTGTTCCACGTGATTGAGGGATTCCATGTTTCCCATAAGCTCACGATATTGCTCCATCGACTTAACATTGCCATACATCATTAAATCTACAATGCCTTGCCTTCTATCCCTAATGATCCGGAATACTGCTTCCGCGGTATGTATCTCATCCATTCTTATATGCCCGCATATTGTCTGTTAAAGTAGTAGTTTATCCTAGCATATCTTATACAGGCGGGGCTACCAACTTTTTAAATATGTGACCACTCTTTTCCTAACCACAGTAAGGCTTCCGCCTCTCTTCGACGAATAAGTCCGTCTAGGACATTACCGCCCGCTTTATTCCATCGTTTTAATTGATGAGGGACATCCGCAAAATCACCAGAATTAATCCTAGTCCGCAAAGTGCTTTCCCGTAAGTTGTTTGGACCGAGATTGAATGTCCAAGCCACAAGCGCATCGAACTGGTTTTGATCCAGAACTGGGTCAATATATTTAAGTACATATCCTTCAAATTCATTTAAATCCTCCTTTAACAAGTCGTCTGCCGACTCCTGTGTTATTTTATCGCCAGAAACAACTCCCGCAGTGTGCCCGTAGCCTATAGTCCAAACCGCGGCACTGCACTGGTATGCTTCTAGCTTGCATCCTTCAAACTTTTTTATTAACGCAATACCTTCTCCGCTAGTTTTCACCTTACTTCTCCCTTGATACTTTCTGAATCTTCTCAACGGTACGCATACCGCCAAGACCGAGCATACCTAAAAGCACAGGCATCATCTCAGACATCTGTAACAGAGGTATGGCTATGTCACTACCGGCTAATGCCAAACCAAAATTGCCCATAGGGATCAGGATGTAGTTTGAGGCCATGCCGATTACAGTCACCCATCCCACGGCTGGTCGCCATCCAGCAACAAACATAGATTTTGAGGCCGCTTCGACCTTATTGACCTCTAACTGTCCCTTGGCGAGTTCTTGAGCATGGCGCTCGGACATGGTGGCTATCTCGTGTGCCAAGGCGTTTTTGGTATCTTTGTCTTCGATAAACTTGTCGAGTAAGCCAGATACTGGCCCTATAAGTGCTTGCAACATAGTTACTTCCTCGTCATATAGGCAGTCGCGCCAAAAAACATTCCGATCACACTGGCCTGAGACAGAAACAGCATGTCACTTAATGAAGCTATAGTAGATAATCTTGATTCGGGAATGAAAGGCATTATAGGAAGCAGGGCATAGACGCACATACTAACCATAGCGACCCACGCCATCTTTCTTTGTGAGTCGGCCTTCTCTTCCCTGATAGTCTGATCGGCCATCTCCGTGTGACGAGAAATTTCCTCGTCAGTGACGATGCCATCGTTATCTAAGTCAAACTCAGAGTACTTGCTTTCTTTCTCTAGTCTTTTCGGTGTCATTGTCTGTCAAACACCTTAATAACTTCCATAGCGTACCAGCCCCCTGCGCCAAGGACGGCAAGGAACAATACCCCAAGAATGTTCTTTATCATTTCATCTCGTTTGGTTATAGCCCTGTTCTTGGCTAAACGAGCCTTCTCGCGGCGCTGTTTGTCATCCATAAGGGATTTGTGCTGAATGGCAAGCATGTCTCGCCAGACCTCTCGCGGAGTGCATTTCTTTAGTTCTTTTTCTTTCTGACGGATATCCTGCTTAACCCAAGCAAGCTCAAGAGCCTCCTCCTGAGTAATGATATGGTTACCTTCTTTGACATCTGTTTCGATCTGCTCTACAGCGGCCTTGCTTTTTGTTAAGCCGTCAAAAACCCCCGACAGCCCCGTTAAGTGACTCCCGCTTTCCTTGACAGTAGATATCCCATCGTTAAGCGCCTTGAGTATCCCTACTACGGCGGAAATTTCTGCGATCATTCAAACTCCTACGCAGGCATCCACTTGAACAAAGCTATCGCGCTTATAATAAACGGATACATGCTAAACATTATCAACTCAAGCCTATCAAACCTTTTGGTTCCAGACTCTAAACGCTTTTCTATGTTTTCGTACCTAATACTGCATTCTTTTTCATGCGATTCAAGTTTCGCAATGGTGTCTTTTACTGTAGCCAACTTTACCCTCCACCAAACAAATTGTTTGACACTGGTTGCTCTACGGGGTCTTCAGGTTGAGCTACCTCGGGCTGTTGTACAAAAGACCCTATTCCACCTTGAAAAGGATTGGCCTGCACCGGAGGTGCTACCGGAGTAGCAAAAGGGCTTACCGGCGGAGGTGCCATTGCGTTGACAGGCTGGACAGACGCTTTAGGCGGCTGATACTGAAACCCAGTACCGTCATCTTGCATTTGACCCGTTTTATCTACTTCCCAACCCTCGGGCATGTCGTAGTTGCCACCATTAGACGCAGTCCATTTATCACCTGTTTTAGGGTTAATGTAGCTAACCAACTGCTGTGTAACCATCCCTGTTGACGTAGGTTTAAACCCGGGAGGCATATTGTCATCACCATACCCATAATCGATGGAGCTAGGCTTTGTCAAGAAAGGGTTCGCCTGTGGTGCAACCGGAGAAATAGGTGTTCCACCCGGCTTAGTAGCGTACTCGGGGAAAACGGGGTCATAAACCGGGGGAACGTAAGGCTCGGGCTCCTCGACCTGCTTAACAGGTTCGGCGGGTAACGGAGTAATATAACCGTCAAAAAGTCCGTCCTCATTACTGTCTAAGTCAAACAGAGGACCTCGGGCTCCTTGGGTACCGACGAGTACCATGTTTCCACGCTCATCGGCACGGTAGACATCTTTCCCGTTTTGACCTGTAAATAAAGAACCTAATCCCGAATCTACTTGTGAAGTAGGGTCGGCAGGGTCGGAAGTTCCAGTAGTGCCAGTAGTGCCAGTACGACCATCATCTACGTTACCGACTGCGGGGGGAATACCGTCCGGGTTATTGCTACCGCCACCCGCCGTACCAGCCCTTTCTCTAAACCACGCCGTTTGCTCGGCATCGGTCATTTCGTCCCAGTTATCTGGGAATCCGAAATCAAAATTAGCTAGATTAAAACCCGTTATACCAGACATCTTACTTACAACCCATGTAACCGCCGCCCTTAACAGCGGCACCCATGCCGCGAGCAGTCATGCGAGTCATAGTAGTAGGTATCTTTACGTCAGCAGTCTTGCCATAAGGAATACGGCCTTGACCCTTAATATCAGCGTAAGTAGTGGCCTTTGGAGCCGCCTTCGGAGTGTTAGTTACAATGCTTACTTTAGATTTCATGTTATTGCCCCTGCTGTTTAATAAATTCGCGCTCTCTTGCGGCATCAATACGAGCCGTTGTCTGCGCTTTTTGTGCCTCAATCCTTTCGCCAAACTGGCGGTTACGCATCTCAAGCGCCTGCGCGTCGAGTTGGACCTTGGTCTGATCAATCTGTGCGTCAGCCTGTTCAGACTGAGCTTTAAGTTCTAGCTCCTGTTGCTTCAGTGCAATCAATGGGTCTGGACCTTGCTCTTGTCCGCCTGTTGCTATCTGCTCAGACAGTTGCTTGAGTTGTTGCATACCTTCCGCAATGTATTGTGCTGTCATGGCTTCCATCTCCAACATCTCCTCCGGAGTAGCTGGCGCGCCTTGATTGCCCATAACCTTCTGCATGTAAGCTACCGAAGCCTGCTCTTTAGCCGCAATCTGGATATGCTCCATTACGTGTTTCTGCAATGTTATCGCAACTGGAGGCAATTGACCAACCATAGGCGTATTACCAAATACCAAGTGAGCCATAATGTGGGCCTGATGGTCCTGACCTTCAAAAGCCTGTAACTCCAACATATCAAGAGCGTTAATGTTCTCTTGTGCAGGGTCCATGGGCCGTGGGTCGGGAGTAGCCTTCATAATCCGATCTAAATCAGTCACGCCCATCGCTTCATACATGTCACGATAAACTTCGTGCAAGTTATGTAGCTCTGGTGCCGCAGTAGCAAGCTGTAGCTTACTCTGAGCAAGAGCAATGCGTTGCGCCTGACTAAAGATGTTCGGGTTACTTACCGGTATGATATCGACCCGCGAATCAAAGTCCGTAGCCATAACGGTGCCGTCAGCACCTGCAACCTCAAATGGATACTCCGCTGGGAGACTCTCACCCATAACTCGGGCCAGAATCTTAAACTCAACACGCATGGCATAATGCAGACGCTTATGCACCGCACTCATTACACGCGAGCCCTGCTCAAGCATCGCTATTGTAGTTCCAACTGCCGCCTGCTGATTACCGTCGCCCACCTTCATATCTGTGATAGTGGCGAACCGCTGACCGGCCTGAACAACAAAACCTAGCAATTGATACAGCGTCTGATCCGGTCCCTTAAACGGTAACGGCATCAAGCTGTCTCGGATCGCACCACCGGGTGCATCAACATCCCTAAACTCACCGGGCTGTAGAGGCTCATCGTCGTCCCTGATCCGTAGGCCGCGGGCCTTGAATCCTGCTGGGAGGTTAGACAGAGTACCGGCATCGATAAGCTGACGTAGTGCAGAAGTAGCTGTGCGAGACAAACCACCAATAGTGTGGATCAAACCAAGGCCGTAGAAACCAAAACCGGGCAAGAACTTGTAATGAACAAAATATTGTATCTTCTTCTTTAACT